CACCGCTCAGGTAGGCATCGCTCAGGTTGGCACCGCTCAGGTAGGCGCCGCGCAGGTTGGCATCGCTCAGGTTGGCATCGCTCAGGTTGGCATCGCTCAGGTTGGCATCGCTCAGGTCGGCATCGCGCAGGTTGGCACCGCTCAGGTAGGCATCGCTCAGGTTGGCACCGCTCAGGTAGGCGCCGCGCAGGTTGGCATCGCGCAGGTTGGCACCGCTCAGGTTGGCATCGCTCAGGTTGGCACCGCGCAGGTTGGCATCGCTCAGGTTGGCACCGCTCAGGTTGGCACCGCTCAGGTAGGCACCGCGCAGGTTGGCATCGCTCAGGTTGGCACCGCGCAGGTTGGCATCGCTCAGGTTGGCATCGCTCAGGTTGGCACCGCTCAGGTTGGCATCGCGCAGGTCGGCGCGCGCCTGTGTCGCTTTCTCCAGCGCCACGCGCATTTCCATACCGCTGGGCGTGTCGTCGGGGATGTCCGCCGTGAACAGGACATCGTTGGTCCAGCGGTGTTTGATCTGCACTTGCTTGGGCATCTGTTTGCCGGCTTCGTCGGCAACGGTCTTCTCGGTCATGCTTGGTCCTCGATGTAGTTGGCCCACGTGTCGGGCAGGGAACAGTTCGCCGGGGCGGCGTTGAACATCGGAGCGACATCGGCGTCCTTGTGGCCTGCAAGCCCACAGCCGATGCGCGTCACGAAAAAGGGTTGTTCGGGGTGGGCCTGCGCGTGCTCCAGAAACTTGGAGACGGCAAGGCGGATCGCGTCCAAAGACAGCGGCCCGGCAATGCGCTCGCGCACCGTGGGGATGGCGTAGCTGTTGCCGGTGCGGCCTTCGGCAACGCCCCATTCAGCCCCGTAGAGCTGATGCGCCGCACGAGCTGCGCCGCCGCCGTGGTAGCCGCTGAGGTTGGAACCGAAGACGAACACAGAGCCGGGCGGTGGGCTCGTGCCGTCTTGGTGGTAGGGGCGCTGCATCTGCTGCTCCGTGGTGGGGATGTGGGGGGGTCAGACCGGACCAGCTTGATAGACCAGACCGCGCTCTGCGTACTGCATGCGCTTGAACTGGCGGATACCGCCCACGGCCTTGATCGTGGCGCGGCGGTTGCGCTTCTCGTTGCTGGCGGCGTGCAGCACGAAATCGGCACCAGCACCAGCCGATGCCTTCGGAGCGGTCTTGAAATGACCGTGCTTGTGATAGCGGCCTGGGCCGGCCTTCGTGGCGCTGGGCTCGCGGTTCGTGTTGCCGTTGCGTTGGGCCTTGCGGCCAGAGTTCTTGCGCTGCATCTGCTGCTCCGGTTCGGTGGGTTGATGGAGCAATTCTGCCGACAAGCGCCACCCCGTTCCAATTGAAATTTTCTATCGCGATTGCATTTGCTATAGGAACGCTTGTATTGCAGGGCTACCATCCGCAGTCTAGGATGACCCCATGCAAATCGACCTTCCCACTGTGGTGCTCGCCCAAAAAGGTGACCGGATCACGGTCACGCACAAGGCCAAGAGGTTTAGCGTAGACGTATCTCGCAAGGCGCTGGATTCGTGGTGCGTGGCCAGGCTGCGCGCCGAACTGGCACCGACCAAGACTGACAAACAGCAGGCCGCGTGATGCGCCCCTACCGCTGGCAAGACCCGGCACCGGCTGCGGCTCCCACCATGCCCATTGCCGGCCACCACTACGCAGAGGCCCCTGCTCGCCACACATGGCGCGATGAGGGCGCATGCGAGGGCTGCGCATTCGAGTGGGACGGCATCGCGTGTATCGAAGCCCATCCCGCCAGCCGCATTGCCTTTGGCAGTGACTGCCTTCAGCGCGGGGTGATCTACATCGCTGCGCCTGCTCGGGCAATCTCAAAGCTGGAAGGGATGCTGCCGGAGCTGTCGGCGCTGCTGGCGAGCGTCAAGGGGGCGGCGTGAGCTACGCCGAGTTCGTCACCCGCAAGCTGTCGCATGTGAGCCCCAGCGGCATCGCGCGGCCGGCTGCGTTGCCTGCGTCCCTGTTCAATCATCAGCGCGCGTTGACCGGCTGGGCGTTGAAGCGGGGCCGCGCCGCGATCTTCGCTGATACCGGGCTTGGCAAGTCCCGCATGGAAGTGGCGTGGGCTGACGCGGTGCGCCGCGAAACGTCCCTGCCGGTGCTGATTCTTGCGCCGCTGGCCGTGGCTGCTCAGACGGCCATCGAGGCTGCGCAGATCGGTATCGAAGTGACCGTCTGTCGCGACGGCGCCGACGTGAACGACCGCGGCATCAACATCACGAACTATGACCGGCTGCACCGATTCAATCCTGCCATGTTCGGGGGTGTGGTGCTGGATGAATCATCGATCATCAAGCATCACGACGCGAAGACCTTCTCCACGCTGACGGCGGCCTTCCGCGATACACCCTACAAGCTTCCGGCGACCGCAACACCAGCCCCGAACGACTGGACCGAGCTGGGTACGCATGCCGAGTTCCTGGGAATTTGCACGCGGCAGGAAATGCTGGCCGAGTTCTTCACGCATGACGGTGGAGACACGAGCGTTTGGCGTTTGAAGGGGCATGCGAGGCAGGAGTTCTGGCGCTTTGTGGTGAGTTGGGGCGCGCTGATCCGCCGCCCTTCGGACCTGGGCTATGACGACGGCGCCTATGCCTTGCCGCCGCTGCATCTACATGAGCATCAGGTCGAAGTGGACATGCCCACAGGCGGGATGCTGTTTGCCATGGAGGCGCAGACCCTGAGCGAGCGCCGGGACGCGCGCCGCATGTCGATGGAGGACCGCGTGCGCGAGTGCGCCAAGCGCGTGAACGCGGAATCCTCTGAGCCATGGGTGGTCTGGTGCGACCTGAACGACGAAAGCACAGCTCTCACGCAGGCCATTGACGGGGCCATCGAAATTCGGGGCTCTGATGACGTGGACACCAAGGAATCCCGCCTGCAGGCGTTCGCCAGCGGTCAGGCCCGTGTGCTGGTCAGCAAGCCGTCGATCTGCGGATGGGGGCTCAACTGGCAGCACAGCGCCCGCATGGCGTTTGTGGGCGTGACTGACTCCTACGAGGCCTATTACCAGGCCGTGCGCCGCTGCTGGCGCTTCGGCCAGAAGCGCGACGTGCATGTCCATATCTTCTCCAGCAAGGCAGAAGGTGCCGTGGTCGCCAATCTCAAGCGCAAGGAGCGCGAGGCCGCGCAGATGGCCGAAAGCCTGAGCGCAGAAACCCGCGATGCCGTGATGGCCGAAGTCACCGGCATGACGCGCCAAACCAACTCGCACGAGGCCGTGAAGCCGGTCAACGTGCCCGCATTTCTGAGGGCCGCATGAACTGCATTGATCAAGTTGTGACCGACCGCTACACCGCGATCCATGGTGACTGTGTAGAAGCTATCAAGGGGTTGCCAGACGCATGCATCGGGTACTCGATTTTCTCGCCGCCGTTTGCCAGCCTTTACACATACAGCAACAGCCCCCGCGACATGGGCAACTGCCGCACGGACGCGGAGTTCTTTGAGCACTTCGACTATCTGGTGGCCGAGCTGCGCCGCGTGATGATGCCCGGCCGGGACGTGTCCTTCCACTGCATGGACATGCCGGCCAGCAAGGAGCGGGACGGGTACATCGGCCTGAAGGATTTCCCCGGCGAACTGCTGCGGGCATTCCAGCGTCACGGATTCATCTTTCACTCGAAGGTGACGATCTGGAAAGACCCCGTGACCGCGATGCAGCGCACAAAGGCGCTGGGGCTTCTGCACAAGTCCGTCCGCGAGAACGCCGCCATGTGCCGCCAGGGCATCCCGGACTACCTGATTACCGTCAGGACGCCCGGCGAGCAGGCCCAGCGCGTCACGCACAGCGACTACCCGGTTGAGCAGTGGCAGAAGGTCGCCAGCCCGGTGTGGATGGACATCAACCCGTCCGACACCTTGCAATACCGCAGCGCCCGCGAGCACGACGACGAGCGCCACATCTGCCCGCTGCAGTTGGAAGTGATCCGCCGCGGAATCCAGCTCTGGACGAACCCCGGCGACATCGTGCTCTCCCCGTTCATGGGAATCGGCTCCGAAGGTTTCGTCGCGCTGAAACTGTCACGCAAGTTCGTGGGCGTGGAGCTAAAGAAGAGCTACTACGAGCAGGCGACTCGCAACCTGGACATGGCCACGCGCGAGCAGGCGCAGGACTTGTTCGCGGAGCCCGAGGCGGCCTGACCCATGAACCGCTCCCACCTCCGCCGCATCGCCCCCGCGAAATCGCGCGAGAAGTCCCCCAGCTTGAATGATCAGGCAGGCCATGGCACGCAGCGTGGGCGCCGCTCCACTGTGGAAGTAGGGGCGGTCCTACGCGGCCGGATTCGCTACTGCGTTCGCTTCGCGCGGTATCTGGCCATCCACCGAAACATCGAGAACGTGCGCTGGGTTCTGGCGTGCGAGGGAACGCAATGGTGAAAAAGCTCAATCTCAACGCGATCCGTATCGACGGCGGCACTCAGGCCCGGGTCGAGATCAACATGGACGCGGTTGGTGACTATGCGGAAGCTCTGAAGATCGGTATCGAGTTCCCGCCTGTGGTGGTCTTCTACGACGGCGCGGACCACTGGCTGGCCGATGGGTTCCACCGCTACCACGCCCACAAGAGCGCCGAGCGGGCATCCATTCCCGCCGACGTTCGCAACGGCACTGTGCGCGATGCCGTGCTGTTTTCCTTGGGTGCGAACTGGACGCACGGGCTGCGCCGGACGAATGCCGACAAGCGCAAGGCCGTCGAGACGATGCTGGCGGATGCCGAGTGGGTGAAGTGGAGCGACAACAAGATCGCCCAAGCGTGCGGGGTGAGCGACAAGACCGTGGCGGCGCACCGGGCGGCTATCTTCGGAAATTCCGAAGATGCCAAGCCGGCGACCCGGACGGTTGAGCGTGCCGGAAAGGCTTACGAGCAGGACACGACCCGCATTGGCAAGGCGGGCAAGACGGCCCCGGCCGAACCGTCCAAGAAGCAGAAGCGCGAGATCGCCCCGCCGCCGCCGTCCGACACCGAACAGGTGGCCGAGGCTCAGCACACCATCGCCGAGCTGGCGCAGGAGAACGAACAGTTACGCGACCGGCTGGCCGTGGAATCGCTCATGGACAGCGAAGAGGCCAAGACCCAGCTGGCCGAAACCGTTACCGAACTGCGCGCCCAAGTGAAGACGCTGCAAGCCGAGAACGCCGCGCTGAAGGTGTCCCGCGACACGTACCAGCGCGAGGCGGCAGAGGCCAAGAAGTCGGTGCTGTACTGGAAGCGTGAAGCCGAGAAGGCCGGGAAGGTGGCCGCATGACGATCCGCGACCTTCAGCTGCGCGATTATCAAGAGGCCATCCTCGGGAAGCTGCGGCAGGCGTTCATCGAAGGCCACAGGTCGGTGGTGCTGGTGGCCCCCACGGGCGCCGGAAAGACCGAGATGGCGATGGCGCTGCTGGGCGCGGCTGCTGATCGCGGCAATCGGGCCGCGATGATTCTGGACCGCATCGTGCTGTGCAATCAAACCAGCGCACGGCTGGACTCCTACGGCATGGATCACGGCGTGATGCAGTCGGGGCACTGGCGCTTCCGCCCCGGCGAGCGCATTCAGGTGTGCAGCGCGCAGACCCTGGAGAAGCGCGGCGCCATGCCGGGCATGAAGCTGCTGGTGGTGGATGAGTGCCACAACACCCGGCAACAGACCATCGAGTTCATCAAGAACAACCCCGGCATCAAGGTCGTTGGCCTGACCGCGACACCGTTCACGAAGGGCCTGGGCAAGACCTACAGCGCAGTCGTGTCAGCCATCACGACCGGCGAACTGGTTTCCATGGGCATGCTGGCGCCGCTTCGCGTCTACATCGCCAAGGAAATCGACATGACCGGAGCCAAGAAGGTGGCCGGCGAGTGGTCGAGCGCTGAAGCGGAAGAGCGCGGCATCAAGATCACGGGAGACGTGGTTTCCGAGTGGGTGAAGAAGACGCACGAGGTGTTTGGCGGCCCACGCAAGACGGTGGTGTTCGCGGCCGGCGTGAAGCATGCCGCCGATCTGGCGCAGAAGTTCACTGACGCCGGGTACAACTTCGTGAGCCTGTCCTACAAGGATGACGACGAGTTCAAGGCCGAAGCGATCCGCGAGTTTTCCAAGCCGGATTCCAGCATCGTCGGGCTGGTGGCCACGGACATCCTGACCAAGGGCTTCGACGTGCCGGACGTGATGATCGGCGTGAGCGCGCGACCGTTCACGAAGTCGCTGTCCTCGCACATCCAGCAGATGGGCCGCGTGATGCGCAGCCATCCCGACAAGCAGTTTGCCCTGTGGCTTGATCACTCCGGCAACTACCTGCGCTTCGCCGAGGAATGGGAAGACATCTACGCCAACGGCGTGAACGAACTGGACGACGGCAAGGAAAAGCCCAAGAAGGAGCCGAGCCAGGAAGAGAAGGAGGCCGCGAAGTGCCCGCGGTGCAATGCCTTCTGGCCAGGCCGAGCCGATGCGTGCGCGTGCTGTGGGTTCGTTCGGCCGCAGAGCAACACCGTGACGGAGAAGCCCGGCGAGCTGACCGAGTACTCGCCCAGCGGCAAGAAGCTGCCCGCCATTGCAGAGCGGCAATCCTTCTTCAGCCAGCTCATGGGCATCGCGGAGATGCGTGGCTACAAGCGGGGGTGGGCGTTCCACAAATTTCGCGAGCGGTATGGCGTCGATCCGAAGGGCCTGAGCGACGAGGCGACCGAGCCCGGCCAGGCCGTGCAGCGGTGGGTCCGCTCGCGGCAGATCGCCTGGGCCAACTCGCGCAAGAACGTGGCGAATCAGGAGGCCGTTGCAGCATGAGGTTTGAGGACTTCGCCAAGTTGCACGGCCTGCTGATCGGCCGCCTGATCGAAGCGCGCTGGGTGCGCGTGCCGACCGAGGACAAGCCGCGCAGCCGGAACGGGGCCTACAAGTACATGGGCGCCGTGGGTCTGGTGCAGAACTGGGCCACGATGACCGAGCCCGCCGTCTGGCGCGCAGAGGGCGAGTCGAAGGCCGCTCATGACCGCGTGCAGCAGGTGGCCCGGCAGGCGTCCCAGGAAGCCGCTACGCACGCCCGCAACGCCGCCGCGAAGGCAGAACACATCCTGGCCGAGTGCGAGCTTTCCACGCATCCCTATTTGGCCGCGAAGGGCTTCCCCGACGAGATGGTCAACGTGTGGAACCGGGACACCGACAACGTGATGGTGATCCCGATGCGCCACGGCCAGCAGATCGTTGGCTGCCAGCTGATCAAGCCTGACGGCGACAAGAAGTTTCTTTACGGCCAGCGCTCCGGCGGCGCCGAGTTCATCTTCGGCCAGCGCGGGACGCATGTGCTGTGCGAGGGCTACGCCACCGCGTTGAGCGCGCAGCAGGCCCTGCGCAACCTGAAGGTGGGCTACGTGCTTCACGTCACCTTCAGCGCCGGGAACATGAAGAAGGTGGCCGAGCCGCTGCCGGGCGGCCTGGTGCTGGCCGACAACGATGCGAGTGGCACGGGCGAGCGCGTGGCGCGCGAGATCGGATGGCCTTACTGGATGAGCGACGTCGTGGGCGAGGACTGCAACGACTACGCGCAGCGGGCTGGGGTGTTTGCCCTGGCGATGGGGATCAAGAGGGCGATGGCGCAGCGAATGCGGGCGTAGCGCGCCAAGCACTGCGCCGGTTGGACATCCCAGCAGCGGCGCAGGAAGAGCTCCCGACTGTTGGATTAGGTGCTGAAACAGGGGGAAGGGTGGCGAAGCCAGAGCCCTTGCATCGAACGTCTGGCGGGTCATGCAACGCGATGGGGCAGATGCATGTGAAGGCTCGGCTAGGAATGGCTGGGTCTGTCCGCTCAAGGGCAGTGTCAGGAAAGCAGGGGAGTTCAAGGTGTTAGAGGACTCACAGGCGAAATGGAAAACGAGGTGCGCGACGTGCAAGAACTGGCAACCGAGATCGAACCGCGAGATGGCAGCGCATCGGCTGGCCGCGTGCGCCCTGGGCGAGAAGTGGACGTTCCTGCTGCCGCAGGCGACGTGCGAGAAGCACAAGCCGCTGCCGGTGGAGCAGAGCGCGGCGCGCGTCTCCTGGCTGGCAAAACGGGCTGGCCCGCGCCCGAGCTGATGCAAGACGACTGCCGCGGCCTGTTCCGGTGGTTCGCCAGCAAGCCGGACGCGCGTGCGCTGGCGCGGGCTGCGGCTGCCGTGATCGTGAGCCATGGCGGCGCCGTCCGCATCGCCCCCGTGCTTGCGGTGGACTTCTATGCGAAGGCAGGGAAGTGATGTCGACCCTTCCCCTGCGCACCGGCCTGGGCCTGAACAGCCGCGAGCACTACATGGTCCGCAAGCGCCGCGTGGCCAACGAGCGCCAGGCCGTCGCCTACGTGCTCGGCCCACAGGTCAAGCCCACGCCGCCGCTGATCGTCACCCTGACCCGCATTGCCCCAAGCAACGGCCTGGACGACGACAACCTCGCCGGGAGCCTGAAGTCCGTCCGCGATCAGGTAGCCGAATGGCTCGGCGTTGACGACCGTGACCGCAAGACGGTGCGCTACGAGTACGAACAGGAGCGCGGGCCGTGGGGCGTGCGCATTGAGTGGAGAGCGAAGGAATGACCCCCGAACAGCAAATCAAGATGATCTGGTCCCGGTGCGAAGAGGACGGCGACTGCCTGATCTGGCGCGGCCCCGTGGACAAGTACGGCACGCCGATGATGCACGACCGGCTGACGAACAAGACCGATTCCGTGCGTCGCATCCTGGCCCGCGCGCTGGGCCGGCAGGTCGATGGCAGGGTCGCCACGGCGACCTGCAAGCACAAGCTGTGCATGGCGGAAACGCACATTGCCATGTGGACGCGCGGGCAGCTGCAAACCCGCACGGCCAAGCAGCAGAAGGGTAATGTGGCCTGGGCCATTGCCGTGCGGCGCGGGGTCGAGGCACGATCGAAGCTGAGCATGGAAGACGCGCGGCTGATTCGCCAGAACGGCATGACGCCGCGCGAAGTCATGGAACGCTGGGGTGTGTGCGAGACGACCGCCAGGGCGACGATTCGGGGCGACTTGTGGAAAGAGTACAGCTCGCCATTCGCCGGCCTGTTCACCGGTCTGGTTTCTGGAGGTGCCGTCTGATGGCCGCCCCTAAGAACGCAGTCCGCGAAGCCATCAAGGCCGTATTGCAGGACGAGCCGGCGGGCCTGTACCGCCGCGAGATTGTTGCCCGCGCCGGCATGGTTGTTTCGAGCACGCACGTCGCCATCAAGGAAATGTGCTGGTCTGGGGATCTGGAGCGCGTTGGCGGCCCGCCCGCGCTGTACCGGCTGGCCGACAAGGCGAAGGTCAAGGCTCAGGCCGAGGAACTGAAGGCGCTGCCGCGGTCCATCGACCTGTGGAAGCTGCCGCCCTACGTGCCGCCCCGGTGGAACGTGCGCGAGGGGGCGGGGAGGGTGCGCCAATGCTGACCGACAACGACGTTTACACGCTGATGGGCCATGCGGCCTATCTGCGTGGGCTTGGTCAAACCGACATGCCGCGCTATTTCTTCGACTTGGCGGTTCGTATCGCGGAGCAGCGTGGCGATCGCGCGCTGGCCGAACAAGTCAAGGCGGTCGGCGTGCGTGAAATGAATGCGGGGAGGGTGCGGGCATGAACTGCAAGCCTGGAATTTTGGCCGTCGTCGTGCGCGCTCGCCAGACGCCGGAAATCCTGAACCGTATTGTGCTCGTCGAGTGTCGGGCGTTTCCAGGGGATGAATGCCCCGTGGCAAACACCTCATACCAAGGCGGGGCGGGAGAACCAGCGTGGTGGTGCCGTTCGGCCGTGGAAGGCGAGTTGTTGCCGTGGCGCTCATCAGTGAGTGGCGCTTTGTACTTCGTGGACCGCGTTGGCATTCGTGACTCATCGCTGCGCCCGATCAATCCGCCGGCTGCCGACATCACCGACGAAGAGGTCCGAGACCTGTACGCGCCGAGTGATGAGAGGGAGGTTGCATGACCACCCAACAAGAGCTTAGAGAGTGGGCGACGTCCACAAGGAACTGATATGCCGCGAGAGCACATAGCAGTAGGGACGAAGTTCGGAAGATGGTCTGTGCTTGGCGACGGGGAACCAAGGCCGACGCGTCGTGGAGATCCATTGCGCACGCTGCGGTGTGTGTGTGAGTGCGGGACGGAGAAAACCGTTCTGCTTCTCACGCTGCGATCCGGTTCTTCTAAGTCTTGCGGCTGCCTTGGGCTGGAAAGGTTGCGCGGGCCCAAGCCGGAGCGCATGAACGATCTGACCGGAAAACGTTTTGGCTGGCTGGTAGTCAGCAGGCTGCACAAACTTGGAGGCGGTAAGACGCGGTGGTATTGCACCTGTGACTGCGGCGCTGAAAAGTCGGTGTTGGCTACGCATCTTGTGCGCGGCAACACCAAGAGCTGCGGATGCCAAGTGGGCGCCGGGAATGCGGAAAGAAACCGCGCCAACGCCAAGCACGGCATGTGGAAGACGAATGAATTTGCCATTTGGACCGGGATGCTGGCCCGATGCAACAACCCATCGCACCACCAGTACCACCGTTACGGAGCGCGCGACATCAAGGTTTGCCAAGAATGGCAGGAATCGTTTTTGGCGTTTTACAAGCACTTGGGCGATCGCCCCAGTCCGAGGCATTCAATAGATCGCATTGACAACAGCAAGGGTTATGAACCTGGGAATGTACGGTGGGCGACTCCTATTGAGCAATGCAACAACAAGACCAATAACGTCTGGCTAGAGGCAGAGGGACGACGCTGGACGGTCGCTCAATACGCGAGACATACAGGCGTCTCCTCAAATTGCATTCGATCCAGGATGAAGCGAGGCATTACGGGCGAAGCGCTTGGCGCGCCGTCATCAGGGAGCAAGCGCACATGAACTGCTGTCGCTGCGGGAGAACGCTGAAACGACCGCCCTTGATGGTGGACAACCAGCCATTCGGCCCCATCTGCGCCCGCGCCTCATTCGGCACGAAGCCCAAGCGCATGAAGGCAGAGCCGGTGCGCGATCCCCTGACGCCTGACCTGTTCGATTCTGCGATGTTCCCTGAGAACGCAGAGGTGCGCGGGCGGGTGCTGTCGATCCTGCAAGGGGTTTCGCTGGAGATGCCCGCATGACCGACCAGCGCATAGAGCTAGACCTGCGCAGCCCCGCCGCGGCGCGCGAAGACCTGACGCGGACATGGGCCTGGATTCGCACCATGCTGGCGGCCGGCCATTGGCTGGTGCTGGTGGTCCGTCTCGCCACCCGATCGGACGCTCAGAACCGCCTGCTTCACTCACGCATCCGAGACGTTGCCAAGCACCTGCGGGAATGGCGCGGCGTTCCGATGGATGACGAGGACTGGAAGCGCATGCTGGTGGCCGCGTGGTGCCGGGTGCACAACGAACCCGCGCGCATGGTGCCGGCGCTCGACGGTCACGGCTTTGAAGTGCTGTACCGCCGCACCAGCAAGCTCACCCGGGCCGAGTGCGCGGACCTGAGCGAATACATCCTGGCATGGGGCGGCGAGCAGGGCGTGCCGTGGTGCGCCGCATCGCTGGCCGAGGACGTTCCCCGAAGCACGGTGCGCGGGAAGCAGCGCATCGACGCCGAGACTGGCGAGATCCTGGAGCACGCATGAAGCACCTCTACATCAGCGGGCCGATGTCAAACATGCCGGCCTTGAACTTCCCCGCCTTCCACGAAGCCGCCGCCGCCTTGCGCGCAGCTGGCTACACCGTCACCAACCCCGCTGAACTGGACGAGCAGGACGCAGGCAAGACGCTGACCTGGGAGCAGTACATGCGCAGGGACATCAAGGCGCTGATGGACTGCGACGGCGTGGCGCTGCT